AATCCCAGAACAACTATAATCAAACAACCTATGGAGATGACAAACAATAAACAACAAACAGCAGTTTAATGGATCTTCTATCCACCCACCCAGTTAAAAAATCAGATTTAGGTTTCCATGGTAATCTATTCGGCGGCAAATTGCTTAGCTGGATAGATGCCGCGGTAGCTGCTTATGCCATGGAAAAATGTAGAAGTCAAAATATGATTACTATTGCTATGGATAAATGTGTTTTTTTAAAACCAGCTAAAGAAAAACAATTAGTTAAAATTTATGCTAGTATGGTTAAAGTAGGAAACACATCAGCTACCTTTAATGTTGAGGCTAGGGCTTATAATGTGTTTAGAGGAGATGAAGCTGTATTGTTAGCTACAAATATGACTTTTGTTAGAGTAGATGAAGAAGGAATGCCTATTTCAATCTCACAAACTGTAAAAGACCAATTTAAAACCCCTCCAGCGAAACTTTAATATTTATAATAATGAATATAGCATTTTTTTATAATGATGAGTGTGGTAAGTGCGCTAAATTAAAACCTTTGATTAATGAGTTTAGTGAAACTTTAAATATTAAAATGGTTAACACTTACGAAGAAGAACTAATAACTGAATCTTATGACATTGAATGGGTACCTACTTTAGTTATTGAAGATAAAAATGGTAAACATAAATTTGAAGGTGTTGATGAGATCAAAGATACATTAAAGAAATTAATAAAATGATAACTTTATTTACAGAAAGAGAAATTAAAAACAAAGTAGGTGAAATCGCCTACAACATTAAAAAAAGACAACATGATTATCCTCCTGTTTTTGTTTGTGTTTTAAACGGGGCTTTTATGTTTTTTACTGATTTAGTGAAGCATGTAGGTGAATGTCATATAGACTTTATACGCGCTAAATCTTACGAAGGTATAACACAAAACACAATCCAAATTTCAAAATCAATCGAAACCAATATTGAAGGTAGAGATGTCTATATTGTAGATGATATCTACGATTCAGGAAATACTATGAAGGTTTTGATTGATCATTTAAACTTATCTAAACCTAAATCTATTACTCCTGTAACTTTATTTAAAAGACATACAGTTAATAATCCTGATTTGCTTTATGGGTTTAATTTAGAAAATGAATATTGGTTAGTAGGATATGGTTTAGATTCAGTTGATGGAACTAAAAGAAATCTTCCTCATATACTTGGCCATTTACCAGAAGATTAATATATTAAAATAAGTTATGAATAATAAAACATTTAAATTAAATTTAGAAGTAGTAAAACAAGGATATGCAAATGGTGTTGCTCCTGGTTTCCCATTAACTGAAAAAGAAAAATGGGCTATGGTAGATGAAGCTACTGAAGCATATGGTAAATTCTTAGATGCTTTAGGATGTGATTGGAGAAATGATCCAAACAGTTCTGACACACCTCGTCGAGTAGCTAAAGCATATGTCTTTGATTTATGGAAAGGTCGTTATGATGCTCCTACAGATATTACTTCATTTCCAAGTGATGGTTATGATGGTATTGTTATTGAACGTAATATTCCATTAACTAGTATGTGTTCACATCACCACCAAACAATTGGAGGTGTAGTTCATATTGGTTATGTAGTAGGTGAAAATGGTTCTGTAATTGGTTTGTCTAAATTGAACCGTATTGTAGAGCATTTTGGACGTAGAGGAGCTATTCAAGAACAACTTACATCAGCAATTCATCAAGCAGTAGATAAAATTTGTGAAAACAACAAAGGTGTAATTGTAACTGTAGTTGCAACTCACAATTGTGTATCGTGTAGGGGTGTTAAACACCAAGGTGCTTCAATGGTCACTACTAAAGCATCAGGAGTGTTCTTAAATAATGAAAATCAAGCACGTAAAGAATTCTTTGACAGTTTGAAAATCAATAACGGAGGACATCAAATCTAATGAAGTTAGGTGGCTTTGTTGAAATACTAATCCGTGTGGTTACATTTGGACAAGGCCACCGTATAGCTTTATTTATAGCTAAAAGAATGGGCTATGATGATTGTGGTTGTAAAGCAAGAAAAGACAAACTAGACTTGTTTTGGGACAAAGTTTTAAATAAATTAAAAAAATAAATATGCCTACCTATACTGTTCTTATTAAAGACAAATCAACTCTTTCAACTAAAGAAACTCAAGTACAAGCTAATTCACAAGAGGAAGCTAAACGTATAGTTGAAGGAAGAGGACAAAAAGTTATAAAAATTTCAAATATTTCAAAATAAATTATGTTACTAAATTCAAATCAAATTTCAAATTACATTATTGAATCAGAGTTTTCAAAACGAGCTCAAATTGGTATTGACTTGTCAGTTAAAAAAATTGAATATATTACTGCTGGTTCAGTAGTTTATAAAGACAAAACACATATTGATTCAGCTTTTTATCATGAACAACCATTAGTTAAAATTGATGGTAGGGACTGTTGGAGACTATCAAAAGGTGTTTACTCAGTAACTTTTAATGAGGGTATTAAAGTACCTGATGATTGTGCTGCTAAAATTACTCACCGTTCATCTCTATACCGTACTGGAACAGAAATTGAATCACCTTGGTGGGATCCAAGTTTCCATTGTGAGGTTATGAATACTACTATGATTGTTAATAATTCAATCATTATTGAAAAAGATGCTAGGATTGCTCAAATTGCTTTTTGGCGTGTTGAAGAAGTAGGTGAACAGTATGATGGTCAATGGCAAGGACTAAATACAGCTTATAAAAAATAATTTTTATTAATTTCAAATTAAGGCTTGGGCAACCAAGCCTTTTTTGTTATATTTAAGTAATGTATCAAGCTCTATACCACGATAAAGAAGAAAGACAATACTATCTAAGGGATGATAGATGGGATGGTTTTAAAACTATTCAATATTGGCCTACATTTTATCAACCTGATCCTGATGGTGATTTTGAAACATTAGAAGGTACTAAAGTGTCTCCAACTCGTAAAATGGATGATTGGAAAGATAATAAGTATTTTGAAAAAGATGTTGATAAAATTACTCGTTTTCTAGTTGACCATTATTATGAAACAGATGACACTCCTAAATCTCACAACATTATTTATCTAGATATAGAGTGTGTGATAGCAGGAGCGTTGACTGAAGAAAACATTAAAGATCCTAAAGGTGAGATAACAGCTGTTGCTTTATATGACCACAACTCTAAAAAATATTTTTGTTTAGTTTTAGATAAAGAAGGTAAAATGTCTAAAGCTGAGTCTGAGGGTAAAGTTATTATGCCTTATAAATCTGAAAAAGAATTATTAAGTGGATTTTTAGATAAATGGTATGAACTTGACCCAACTATTATTACAGGTTGGAATAGTGGTTTCTTTGATATACCTTATCTATATTATAGAATTAAAAAAGTATTAGGAGAACTATTAGCTAATTCTTTATCTCCTATAGGTAAAATTAAATTCACTCCCCAATTTCCAGAACAACCAGTTAATTTAGCAGGTATTAATCATCTTGACTATATGCTTTTATTTAAAAAGTATATTATGAAACAAGAACCATCTTATCGTTTAGGTGATATAGGTAAAAAATATGCTAAGTTAGAAAAAATTGAATATCAAGGTTCATTAGATAAATTGTTTGCTGAGGATGTAGATAAGTTTATTGAGTATAACTTACGAGATGTAGAGATTATTGTTGAGTTAGAGAACAGAATGAAGTTTATTGAGTTAACAGTTACAATTGCTCATTTATGTCATACTGAATATGAAGCTATTTATTTCTCTACAATGTTGAATGAGGGTGCTATTTTAACTTACCTAAAACGTAAAGGAATAGTTTCACCTAATAAACCAACTACTTATAATCCAGCTTTAAGAACACTACAAGAAGAATATGCTGGTGGTTATCTAAAAGATCCTACACCTGGTTTGTATGAATGGGTTATTGATTTGGATTTTACATCACTATATCCATCTATTATTCGTTCACTTAATATGGGTATTGAAACATTAGTAGGTCGTGTTGTCAATAAAGATAAATATGATAATCAATGGTCACTTAAAGAACTTAAGTCTATGAACCCTGACCAAATTATCTATATTGAAAAAGTTAAAAAAGATAGAACATTAGTTCGCTCTGAAATATCAGTTAGGGACATTATCAGTATTATTGAAGAAAACAATTTAATCATTTCAGCACCTGGAGTAATGTTCCGTAAAGACAAATCAAGTGTTGTTTGTGAAATCTTATCTGACTGGTTTGCTAAAAGACAAGAATATAAGAAACTAATGAAGAAAGCATATAAGGTAGATAATGATCCTGTTATGGGTGCCTTTTATGATAGACGACAACATGCTTATAAGATTAAATTGAATGACGTTTATGGTGTATTTGCTATTAATGGTTGGAGGTATACTGATGGAAATAAATTTATTAGTAAAGCAATTACTTTAACAGGTCAAAGACTATTACAAGAAAGTATTAGGAATATGAATGAATATCTAAATAATGAATTAGGTAATGAAACTCATAAAGACTATATTGTTACTAGTGATACTGATTCATTGTTTATTCAATGTAAAGACTTATTGATAGCAAGACATCCAAACATTGATTTTAATGATAGGGAAGATGTAATTAATAAAATATTAGTAATTGCTACTGAGTTACAAGCAATGGCTAATAAATTTATAGGTGAATTTGCTAGGAGTGCTTTTAATTTAGGAGATGATGGGGTTCATTATTTTGAACTAAAACAAGAAGTTGTACTTGATAGAGGTTATTTTGCAGGTAAGAGGAGATACGCCCAACATATTGTTAACAAAGAAGGTGTACCTGTAGATGAATTGGATGTTAAGGGATTGGATTTGATGAAATCAAATTTCCCACCTTTGTTTAGACAATTTGGAGAGCATATTATTAATGAAATTATGTTTGGTAAACCTAAATCAGATATTGATAAAAAAATACTTGATTTTAGAACTGAACTAAGAACTATTGATTGGAGGAAAATTCTTAAACCTACTGGTTTAAAGAAAATGAAAGAATATATAGCTGCTCCTCCTAGAGCAGGTGAAATATTTTCTAAATTAGGTTTAAAATGTCCTATTAATACTAAAGCTGCTATTTTTGCAAATGACATTTTAAGATTTAAAGGTTTAGATAAAAAATATCCTACATTCCAGGTTGGTGATAAAATGTTTATTGCTTATTTAAAAGACAACCCATACCGAATAGATGTGATTGGCTTTAATGGTTATAATGATCCTCCAGAACTAATGGAATTTATAGAAAAATACATAGACAGAGATGGATTGTTTGATTCAGTTTTGAAAAACAAATTAGAATCATTATATTCAGATTTAGGATGGGGTGCAGTAGTACTTAATCAAAATATAAACAAATTTTTTAAATTTTAAAAATGATAAATAAACTAGATCTACAAAGTATTATTTCCAAGTATTACCTTAATGGTATGAATGAAGCTGTTAAGTGGGAAATCAAAGACAATAATTTAACAATTAAATTTACTGCCCCTGACAGGTCAATGGTTGGAGTTGTAACCTATGAAGGTTTTGAATTAGAAGATTCTGAAGTAGGAATTAGTAACACTACTCAATTAAATAAATTGTTAGCTATTACAAACGGTTATCTAAATTTAGAATATTTTAAACAACATAAACTTATTACTAAACTTATTATAGCTGATAATCAGTTCACTCTTAACTATGCTTTAGCTGATACTATGATTATTCCTAAAGCAGGAGAATATGTTGGTGATGGTCAATATAATATTGAAGCCATGTTAGATAACGAAAGTATAAACGCTATAGTTAAAGCAAAATCAGCACTCGCAGATACTGATACAGTTGTATTTAAGCCGTTTACTAACGCTGATGGTGATTTGCAATTGGAAATGGTATTTGGTGGTAACATTGAACATTCAAATAAAGTATCTTTTTACCTACCAGATATTGAAACTAATACTTTGCCTGATAATTTTAAAGCCCATTATAATTCTAATTTAATTAAAGAAATTATGTATTGTAATAAAGATGTTTCTAGTGGAGTAATGGGAATTAATCTAGATGGAGTTATGAGATTATATTTTGACAATGGTAATCTTAAAAGTGAATATTTTGTAGTCGCAAAAGAACTATAATTAACATATTTATCATAAAGTATGGTTTTTGAGTTAATTAAGGTTAATGATGTGTTATACACAGTTGAAAGGAAAATCCCTGAATATACAGGGATTGATACTGATAGATTTAGAATCTTAACTCACACTACTAATGTTTTTAGAAAAAATGGGTTATTTTATTTTTGTCGTATTGTAGAAGAAGCTGAAATTATTGAAGATGAAGCTCCTTTATTAGAAGAAAGTTTGGAAAACCAATAAGTTTTTATTATATTAATGTTATGAGTACTGAAAAAGAATACACCCGTTTTATTAATGACCCGTCACTTGAACCTTATTTCATTTCGATGGATGACAATTGTATGACTGTTAATATTAAAGTCACACCTGATACTCGATATAGTAGTTCAGGAAAGGAATATGTTAAAATTGTAGGTCATCATAGTAACCTATCTTCAGCTTTAAGATCAATAGCTAAAGATAAAGCAAACAGTAAATCTTATGATTCATTAAAAGATTATATTAATGAATATGATAAAATAATTAATTCATTCACAGAAAAAATAAATTTTTAATATGGCACTAGAAGCAATTTATAACTCGGTTATTGTAAAACCTGTTGAAACAGAAGAAACCTCATATGGAGGTATTATTGTCCCTGACTTGGGAAATGAAAAAAACAAACTTGGAAAAGTTATAGCAGTTGGTGAAGGACACTATTCAGCTACAGGAACTTTTATTCCAACTATGCTTAAAGTAGGAGATACAGTAGTATTGCCTACCATGGGATTCAGTAAAATGGAATACCAAGGTGAAGAGTATTGGTTGGGTCCTGAAAATCAAGTTTTAGCAAAAGTAAATGATTAAAAAATATGAGCAAAGTTATAGAATTCGGCCCTGAAGCAAGGGAAAAAATGATTAATGGTATTGACAAATTAGCTGATGCTGTTACAGCAACACTTGGTCCTAATGGACGTAATGTGGTTATTGCAAATGGAGGTATTCCTCAATCAACTAAAGATGGTGTAACAGTAGCTAAATCTATTACATTAGAAGATCCAATTGAAGAATTAGGAGTACAATTAGTTAAACAAGCAGCTATTAAAACCGCTGACAATGCTGGTGATGGAACTACTACTTCAACTTTGTTGGCTCGTGAAATGTCTAAACAAGGTCTTAAATATCTTAACCATGGAGAAAATGCTGTTGAAATTAAACGCAGTATTGATAAAGCGGTAAAAGAAGTAATTGAACACTTGCGTTTGGAAATTAAAGAAGACATCTCATCTGAAGACCAACTTAAACAAATCGCTACTATTTCAGCAAACAATGATCCTGAAGTAGGTGAATTGATTGCTATTGCAATGCAGAAAGTAGGCCGTGAAGGAGTTGTGTTTATTGAAGAGTCTAAAAACGGTGAAACATATCTTGAAACAGTAGAAGGTATGCAGTTTGACAGAGGTTACAAATCACCTTACTTTGTTACTGATAACAACTCAATGACTACTACTTTACAAGATGCTTTGGTTTTGATTGCTGACAAACGTTTTACTCAAGTAAAAGAATTGTTGCCTATTCTAGAAGCAGTTTCAAACCAAAACAAACCTTTGGTTATCATTGCTGAAGACATTGAAGGTGAAGCATTAGCTACTTTGATTGTAAACAAAGCTAGAGGTATTTTGAAAGTTGTAGCTGTTAAAGCTCCTGATTTTGGTGACCGTAGAAAGTTGTTGCTTGAAGATATTGCTATCTTGACTGGTGGACAAGTATTCAGTACTGAAAAAGGAATGAAACTTGATAAATTCAGTTGGGATTGGTTTGGTCAAGCTAGAGTAGTTACTGTAGGTAAAGATGAAACCACTATTGTTGATGGTAAAGGTGAATCAGATAAAATCACTAACCGTATTGAAGAACTTCAAACACAAATTGAAAAATCAACTTCACCATATGAAAAGGAAAAGTTGCAAGAACGTTTGGCTAAATTTATTGGTGGTGTAGCAGTTGTTCATGTAGGTGGATTTACTGAGTCTGAAATGCGTGAGAAAAAAGATCGTGTTGATGATGCCCTTCAAGCTACTAAAGCTGCTCTAGAAGAAGGTATTGTACCTGGTGGTGGAATGGCTTTGTTACATGCTAGAAATGGTATTAAGGATCTTAAAAGCATTGGTGGTAGGATTGTTTATAATGTTTGTGCTGAACCATTTAAGAAAATTTTATCTAATGCTGGTTATGAACTAGAAGACATTTATAATGCTTTATCAGGTGCTACAGGAGGTGATTATTGGTTTGGATTTAATTTAGTGGATGAAGATTTTTGTGATATGAGAGAAATTGGAGTTATTGATCCAGCTAAAGTAACTCGTACAGCACTTGAAAACGCAGCTTCAGTAGCAGGTACTATTCTATTGACAGAAGCAGTTGTAGTTGACAAACCTGAAGAAAAGAAAAATGACGGTGGGTTTGGCGATATGATGGGAATGATGTAAATTTAGCAAATATGTTAGACGCAGTATCATTAATCGGAAAACTTATTAATATTGATGGTAAATTACTTACTGTCAAAGCATTATATTTTGTTCCTGGTACTGATAGGATTTATGTAGGTATGGCCACAGCGGATCATACCTACATAAACTATCCTATTAATGATTTAATTCCTTATTTTCAAAACCAAATCAAGTTATGAGCAAAACAGAAATTCAAGAAAAATTAATTGAGGTAGCAATTCGTCAAGCTCCAGGTGATAATTGGAAAGTACATGGTACTGAAAAAATTCAACCTTCATTAACAGATGCTTTAGAAGCATGGTATCAAAAAGCTACTATTAAACCACAAGCTTTTAGATTAGATTTAATTTCAGGTAGACTTTATGCTATTGTTAGTAACGAAGTAGAAGTTCAAGAACCAGAACCTAAAAAATATTCAATATACGGAGACTATGAGTTTTAATAAAGAACATACTATTTTTGTAGAAAAATATAGACCTAAAACTCTTGACAACTATATTTGTGATGATCAGATTCGTGAAAAAATTCAAGAGTTTATAACCAATCAAGACATTCCACATTTAGGATTCTTTGGTTTACAAGGTTCAGGTAAATCTACTTTAGCTAAAATATTAGTTAATAATATTGATTGTGATTTTATCTATTTAAATGCCACTGAAAATAGAGGTATGGATGATATTAAAGAAAAAGTAGGTTCATTTGCTTCAACTCGTAGTTTTAAACCTTTAAAAATTGTTATTCTAGATGAATCAACTCATATTCTACAGGCATCACAAGTATTGCTTTTGAATATGATTGAAACATATAGTCTAACTACAAGATTTATTCTAACAGGTAACTATCCTGAAAGATTAATTCCACCTTTGAGAAGTCGTTTACAGGAATTCAAATTAACTCCTCCATCTAAAAAAGTAGTAGCTAAACATGTTTATGAAATTTTAAATAAGGAAGGAGTTGAATTTGTACTTGAAGATTTAGCTTCTGTAGTACACAGTTCATATCCTGATTTTAGAAAAATAATTAATGATTGTCAAAAATATATTGTAGACAATAAATTATCACTGCCTAAGTCTTTAAGTAAGAATGATGATGTTCAAAGTTTGATCTTAAAAGAATTAAAAACACCCACTAGTAAAACGTTTAATAACATTAGACAGATTATCGCTGATAATGATGTTTCTTCATTTGAGGACGTTTTTAAACACTTATATGAGTGTACAAACGAATATGCTGTTGGGTGTGAGGGACTTATAGCTATTATAATTAATGATTGCCTTTATCAATCTAATTTCAGAGTAGACTTAGAAATTAATTTCATGTCAGGCATCTCCAAAATTATTGAGACAATTAAACAAAATAGAGTTATATGAAAAAATTTGTCTTATTCTTCATAATGTGGGTAGCTAGTAATTTATCTATTCCGTTTTGGGCTGTGGGACATATTCATTTAACTATGAATGTATATGAAGATATACATGAAGTAATAGCATCATTTGGTATGAATTTACTAGTGGCTGCTGGATTTTATTTAGAATGGAAAAAACATAAAGAAAATGAAAAATAATCAAATGAACATTAATCTTGATTTGTCTAAGACAACATCAGTAGAAACCGCTTCAGGTGGTAAAATTTGGAGCCAAGGAGTTATTATTCGTAAAGTATCTAGGTTTGTAGTTGGAGCCGATGAAGACGCTCTTATTCCCATCCCAGTATTTTATGATGTAGAAACAGGAGAAATTTTGTTAGAAACTTTACCTAAAGAACTAAGAAAAGAATACGGCGGTGACGATATTTGATTTTCTTAAAGAAATAACAGGAAACAAAAAAGCATGGTCTTCATTTTCAGATGAAGATCAAAAACAATTCACTCCCTATATGATTCATAGATACATTAGTATGTATGAACCTTATATAGAAGTAGCAAACATGGCTCAATTGCTTCCTCATAATGATAAAGAAAAAATATACCAATTTTATTGTAACATGATACCAAAAAGCAATGTGTGGCTAAAATATGTAAAAGGCTCACGTAAAAAAACTAATGAAACTATTTTAAAGTATGTTTCTGAGTACTACACTATATCATTAGGGGAGGCAGAAGACTATTTATCTATTCTTAAAAAAGAAGGAATAGAACATATTCTAGAGAAATCAGGGGTAAGTGAAAAAGAAATTAAAAAACTACTAAAAGAAATAAAATGACAAAAAATAGTGATTTAGGTTATAGAGGGCCACATCCTGAAGCTAGAACAGTTTTAAAAACAGATTCTATTGTAGACTCAGTTATTGATGAGCATATCACTAGAGCCCAAATGGGTAAAGAAAAATACAATAACACTCTAGATAGAACAGATTTGTCAGTGATTGATTATCTACAACATGCTAAAGAGGAAGCAATGGACTTAGCTCTTTATCTAGAAAAAACAATCCAGATGCTTAAAGGTAAAAAATAGTTTTGGGACGAAAGAAAAAAATACCTCAAATTGTAAAACAAATTAAAAAACATACTCTAAAAGAAATCAACTATGCTTTTGAAAAAGCGATTTCTTACAGTCAGATGTCTATGTTTTTAAGTTGTCCTCACAAATGGTCTTTACAGTATAGAGACGGTTATTATACATCTGAACAGTCTATTCATATGACATTCGGAACAGCGTTACATGAGGCGTTACAACACTATATAACAACTATATATGAGGTTAGTGGCGCCGCTGCAGACAGACTTAACCTAGAAGAATATTTTGAGGAACGTTTCAGGGAAACTTATTTAAAAGACTATAAATCTAATAAAAATGTTCATTTTAGTGACTCTGTTGAAATGAGAGAATTTTTTGAAGATGGATTAGCTATTTTAAATTTTATAAAAAAGAAACGAGGAGGGTATTTTAATAAAAAAGGTTGGTATTTGATAGGATGTGAGGTTCCTATTTTATTAACCCCACATCCTGAATATAAGAATATTTTATATAAAGGATTTTTAGATGTTGTTCTATATAATGAAACTTATAATGAGTTTAAAATCATAGACATTAAAACCTCAGCTAGAGGTTGGGATGAGAAGACTAAGAAAGATGAAACAAAACAACTACAATTAGTCCTTTATAAAAAATTCTTTAGCCAACAATTTGGAGTCCCAGAAGAAAGTATTGACATAGAATTCTTTATAGTAAAAAGAAAAATATGGGAAGAATCACCTTTTCCTATTTCTAGAATACAAGAATTTACTCCTGCAAGTGGTAAAATTAAAATAGGAAAGGCAACTAACACAATTAATTCATTTATAGAGGAGGTGTTTAATCATGATGGTTCTTATAAAGATAAAACATTTGAACCAAATCCTAGTAAATGGAATTGCACATTTTGTCCTTTCAAAAACAATAAAGAACTTTGTAAAGTGGGTATATCTTAAAGAATCTTGATATATTTATATATAACAAACAAATAAAGATTATGACAAAAAAAGATATGACCCTAACTTCTGTCAAAGTACAGAGTGAGTTATTTGAAAGTTTCAAAATTGCATGTGTTAAGTACAAATTTTCTTTACAAAAGCTTGCTGACCGCACAATTCATTTGTATCTTACTGATGAAGATTTTCGTAAAAAAGTACACTCACATAACAGTTTAGAAATTAAAGATTAAAAAAAAAGAATATGAATTCAAGTTTTGCTTATCTTCCTAAAGATAAAAGGAAGAAAATTCTGCTTATCTGTGATGATATTAGAGTTCACTCTGGTGTCGCTACAGTAGCAAGAGAAATAGTTGTTCACACATCTCAACATTTTAATTGGGTTAACATTGGAGGTTCCATTACACATCCAGAAGCAGGAAAACGTTTAGATTTATCTCAATCCAATAATGAAGTTACAGGATTGACTGATTCATCTGTTTTTCTTTATCCTGTGAATGAATATGGTAATCCTGATATTTTAAGACAATTAATCAAAATGGAAAATCCAGATGCCATTATGTTGATTACAGATCCAAGATATTTTGTTTGGGTGTTTATGATGGAAAATGAAATTCGTAAAAATATTCCTATTACTTACTTAAACATTTGGGATGATTATCCAGCACCACTTTATAATAAAGCATATTATGAGGCTTGTGATTTGTTGATGGGTATTTCAAAACAAACAGTTAATATTAATAAGTTAGTATTAGGTAATAAAGCTGATGAAAGAATCATTAAATATATTCCTCATGGTTTGAATCATGAAATATTTAAACCTTTAGATAAGAATGATAATAATTTAGCTGAGTTTAAAAAGAAGTTATTTCAAGGTAAAGAATATGATTTTGCTTTGTTATTTAACTCTAGAAACATTAGACGTAAACAAATTCCAGATACTCTTTTAGCATATAGATATTTTATTGATCAGTTGCCTATTGAACAAGCTAAAAAATGTTGTTTAGTACTTCATACAGAACGAGTAAGTGATCATGGTACTGATTTAGAAGCTGTTATTGAATTAATATTGAATGGAGATCAATACAATGTTATATTCACTGATGCTAAATTTGATCCAACTCAAATGAATATGCTATATAATAGTTGTGATGCTCAAATCTTATTAACATCTAATGAAGGTTGGGGATTGAGTTTAACAGAATCTATTTTAGCAGGTAATCCAATTATTGCAAACGTAACAGGAGGAATGCAAGATCAAATGAGGTTTGAAGATGAAAATGGAAATTGGTTTACTCCATCACCTGAAATACCTTCAAACAATAGAGGTACTTATAAAAAACATGGTGAGTGGGCATTTCCAGTTTACCCAGCTTCAAGAACATTAGTTGGTTCACCTCCAACACCTTATATTTGGGATGACACTTGTAATCCAGAAGATGCTGCTGAACAAATTATGAACATTTACTCTTTGACACCTGAGGAACGTAAATCAAAAGGTTTAAAAGGTAGAGAATGGGCTATGGGTGATGAGGCAGGGTTCACAGCTGAAATGCAAGGTAAAAGAGTTATTGAAGCGTTTGATGAATTGTTTGATACTTGGGAACCAAGAGAAAAATTTGAGTTAATTAATGTTAATGAAGTACAAGATAGAATTATAAACCATAAACTTCAATATTAATTTACATATTTATAATCGAATAAAAAATCGATTATGAATTATCAAAAAATATATAACCAAATTATTGAACGAGCTAAAAAAGAAAATAGAGTTAAAAATAAAGGAATATATTATGAAGCCCACCATATTGTACCTAAATGTATGGAAGGAGAAGGAAAGTATCATCAATGGAATTCTCACCCAAATATTATTCTTTTAACTCCTCGAGAACATTTTTTATGTCATATGTTACTTTGTAGAATTTACCCCGATAATGAAAAATTAAAATATGCTTTATGGAGTATGTGTAATAAAAATGATTTAAAAAAATTATCTTATAACATAACTCCTAAAACATATGAGATGTTAAAACATCAACAATCTGAAGTACATAGAAAAAACCGTATAGGAAAAAAGCATTCTGAAGAAACAAAACAAAAACAAAGAAATGCTAAACTTGGAATCAAACAATCTGAAGAACATAAGCGAAAAAGATTTATCAAAATTACAGGTGTTAAAAGAAATTCCATTACTAAAGAAAAAATGTCATTATCAGCAACAAAACCAAAACCTCATATGTATAAATCTGTAATACAATATGATTTACAAGGGAATTTTGTTAAAGAATGGGAAAGTCTTCAATATGCTGCTCTAAGTTTAGGAAAAAGAAGTAGTAATATATGTGAATGTTGTAAAGGTAAAATAAAAACAGCTTATGGATATATTTGGAAATATAAAGAAAATTAATTATATTATTTAAAGATAAAAATAAAAAAAAAATGAATAAACCGTTATTTGTAATAAGTTGCCCTTTTGATACCTTCAGTGGCTACGGAGCTCGTTCAAGAGATTTAGTTAAAGCCATTATTGAAACTGATAAGTATGATGTAAAGTTATTATCTCAACGTTGGGGTAGTACACCATTTGGTTTTTGTACTGCTAATCCTGAATGGAGTTTCTTGCTAACTCATATGATAACAGATCCAAATCCTCAAAAACAACCTGATATTTGGATGCAGATTACTGTACCAAATGAATTTCAAGCTGTAGGTAAATTTAATATTGGTTGTACAGCCGGTATTGAAAGTAATATTTGTCCTGGTGATTGGATTGAAGGTATTAATAGAATGAATTTGACTTTAGTATCATCTAATCACTCTAAAAAAGTATTTGAAGATTGTGTTTTTGAAAAAAGAAATAAACAAACCAATGCTTTAGAATCAACTGTTAAATTAGAAAAACCAGTAGAAGTATTATTTGAAGGAGCTAACACTGACATTTATAAAGTATTAGATAAAATTCCTCAATCTGACTTGTATAACTCACTAATGGGTATTAAAGAAAAGTTTGCCTATTTGTTTGTAGGTCATTGGATGGAAGGTGATTTAGGTGAAGATAGAAAGAATGTAGGTTTGTTAGTTAAAGCATTTTTAGAGACATTTAAGAATAAAATGAATCGACCTGCTTTGATTTTGAAAACAGCTCAAGTAGGTTCTTCATATATGGATAGAGAAGAAATGCTTAAGAAAATTAGAAAAATTAAGAAAACAGTAAACTCTAAAAATTTACCTAACATTTATTTGTTGTGTGGTGACTTTAGTGATGAGGAAATGAATGAACTTTATAATCACCCTAAAGTTAAATCTATGGTTAACTTGACTAAAGGTGAAGGTTTTGGAAGACCATTACTTGAATTTAGCTTAGTTAAAAAACCTATTATTTGTTCAGGATGGTCAGGTCAAACAGACTTCTTAGAATCTAGATTTAATTGTTTGTTAGGAGGTCAATTAACTAACGTTCACCCAAGTACTAAAAATCAATTTTTGCTTCCTGAGTCACAATGGTTTTCACCTGACCATAGTCAAGTAGGTTTCTATTTAAAAGATGTTTTTGAAAACTATAAAAACTACACTGAAAACGCTAAAAGACAAACAAACAAAAACAGAATAGAATTTAGCTGGGATAAAATGAAGGAAAAAGTAGATAATCTATTTACTCAATACATTCCTGAGTTTCCTAAAGAAGTTAAATTAGAATTACCTAAATTAAATAAAATTGAAATCCCTAAATTAAAAAAAGTAAATGGATAATTTAATAATTTGTGACCGTTGCGGATCAGACGCATGTTACGTAGATGAAGTAAACCAAGACATTAAAACCTATTTCTGTTACGGTTGTGGTTTTCAAACTAATTCTTTGATGGTTGAAGATGGTGAGTTCTTGATTCAACAAAAAGATATTTTGCCTGAACTTTATAAAGATTTATTTTATGAAGATGAAAAAGGTAAAATATGGATGCCATCAACAGTCAACCTACCTGAAAAAGGAATGATTTTTGCTAATGGACCTTCAGCATTTGAATGGAGTTGGGCGGCTGTTAAAGCAGTCCCAGTGACTGAAGCAGAAGCAGAAAAATATCCAATCCCAGGAAAACAAGGACAATATTATTCTTATAGAATGGATATGTCAACTTTAAAAGAATTTCCTGAGCGTGAGTA